GGCACGTAGAGCACGTCCTCAGTCGTGCCCACCTCGGCCATCATCTCGTCCAGGTGGTCGCCCTCGTCCTGTTCAAGCACGGGGAAATTGAAGTCCACCGTGCGCGGGCGGCGGCGGGCGGTGCTGTACTTCTGGCCGCCCACGGACTTGACGCTGGTGCTCAGGTCGGTGCGGCCGTCGCCAAAACCCTGATATTCGGCGTTGTGCTCGGGCTGGAAGCCGCCGGCCACGAACAGCTGGCCCAGCTCAACGTAGCCGTCGGGGTTGGCGTTGTCTTCAATCTCCACCGTGCCGTAGCGCACGGTGGTGGGGTCAAACGTGGCGATCAGCGGGTACTGCTCGCCCCAGTTGGCGGGCGTGTCGCCGTGGAAGGTCATCCGCAGAGCGTTTTGCCAGCCGGTGTCCAGGCCCAGGGCGTCGGGGCCCGTGGTCGTGATGGACTGCAGCTCGGCGTTGGTGCGGCGGGTGGGCCAGTAGGCTATGCGGCAGTTGTGGCCGTTTAGCTCAGACGCCGCGACCTGGCTGCGACCGATACCAAGGCGATCCGGCGCAGGGACCGTTCCACTGGCGTCGGTTACCGGGGCTGCACCATCCAGGCTGACGGCAAAATCATTTGCCTTGTAAGTCACTGCGGCGCGATGAGACTGCCCGGGAACGATGGTGCCAGCGTTGATACTAACCTGCGACACGCCGCCAGCAATCACCTGGAAATAAAGCTCACCGTCGAAAACCAACAGTCGTATTTCCTCGGTGCCCCCAGCGTTGGATACATGAAAGACGAAATTGTCCGCAGCATCAGTGGCGACTGAATCGAAGTCAACGTAAAACGTGCCTTCGCTCTGGTTATAGAAGTCGCTGAAATTCGACCCCGTAATAGACACACTGTCAGCAGTGCGGGTTACTGCTGCGCTAGTGGTTGGGATGTAGCTACTTGGGGATAAGCCAGCTTCAAGCTGGGCGCCCCACAAAATCAACTGGTCTCCAGCGCTGCCGTTGACGAAGCCCACGCCAATAGAACCTGTGTCCGTTAACGCAGATGCAGCGATAGAAAAAGAAAACCGCTGCCAGACCGTTGTGACGCTTAATTCCTCACTTTTCAGCGTCGTCACAGTGAGATTCGAAATGACCATGCGCGTAGTCAATGACGTAGCCGCCCGGATGTACACAGAGAAGGTCAACGCTTGCGATGCGTCACCTGAAACAACCTGTTTCAAGAATGCAAATGAACCCGTTTCTGTCGCCCTGGTGTAGGTGTCTGCGTTTGTGCCACCGTCTGGCGATGTAGAGCTTCCAGCGGACACGCTGCCACCCGTCTCTGCGGCGCGATTCCAGGCGGCGGCGTCGAACTGGGCGCTGTAGGTCAACAGGTTTGTCCTCTGCTCTTCGTGGAGCAGGCCGAGCGACTGGCGGAAATGAATCGCCGTGGCCGCACTCAGAACCGTAAGCGTCACGTCGCCGGTCGCCGTCACCACGACGAACGTTGGGCCAAGCCATGTCCCAATCGTGCCGCTGTTACTCACCGTGGAACCTGACGCCATGACTGACGCATTGGAGCCAGTAGGACGCAAAAGGTACGTCCCAGCCGGGACGTTGCTGATCGTCTGAGTGGCCGTGCCGCTGGCCAGGTTCACCGGGCTGTAGTCGTACCGCGGGCAGGTGGCGGCCTCAATGGTGCCGTAGATGCCCACCCGCGTGCCGTTCGCGCCACCGCTGGTGGTCAGCGTCACGGGCTTCATGGATGTGGGGCCAGCAAAGTCCATGTCCATTGCGGCCTCTGTGGTGCGTAGCCGCCACAGAGCGTTGGTGGTCAGGTTGTGGTTCACCAGGGCCAGCGCACGCAGGGTGCAGTTGGCGGCCAGGTCGAAGCGGAATTGCGTTGCGGACGGCCCCTGGGTAGAGCTTCGCGCGACTTTTCCCAATCGCCCATTTTTTAGATTGTCCAGCGGTAGCGCGCTTTCCCACTGCCCGCCGCTCAGTGTTGCGCCGGTTGCCTTGTTGCCATATGCCAAAAGGATGTTTTCGCTCATTCAGTGTTACCCCCAGACGACAAGGGCGACCTCGTCGGTTTCAAAGTTGTCCAGCATCTCCAGCACGACGAAGGTTTTTCCAGCGTCAAGCCCGAAGCGCGGAATCTGCAGCGTGATGCGGGCACCGGGTACGAAGTTCACCGGGGCGCGGCCACCGGTCCCCATCTCGATCACCTGACGCGGGACGCGCAGGCTCAGGCGCTGGCGCGGAACTTTGAACAGGGCCAGCAGGCGCTGTGCCTCTGCCGTCGCGTCGGCCGCGTCCACGATCAGCGTGGTGACGGTCAGCTCCAGGGCTTGCGGCCAATCGGTTTTGACCGTGGCATCGGATGCGCTGGCCGTGCGGTATTCCTGCGTGTAGTAGGAAACGTCTGCGGCCGCAGCGCCCGCCAAGTCGTTGGGCGTCATCACCGTCCAGTTTTTGGCGTACTGGACGTTCACCTTCCAAACGGGAAGGCCCCGGTCGGCTTCTGACGGCGGGACCAGCGTCGGGTATGTGCCCTGCACCAGCTCAGCCTCGGTGATCAGGATGGGCGAAAGCAAAGGGGTGAAGAACGGGCTGGCGGGCTCGTACAGCTGGCATGTATTGATGTCGCTTGCGACGTATGTTCCATCCAGCGGTATCCCCGTGCCGATGAATCCGCCCGCGCTTGCCAGTAGTTCGCTCACTGCGGATAGCACAGTGCGCGTGTCGTTGATGTAGATACCCACATCGGGAGTCACGTCGTAAATCTGGCCGGCCAAACTGAAGACAGGCGCGCGCAAGCCAACGACATCAGCGCTCAGCGTGTTGATCACATGGTCAAGCTGGGCTACCCCACCGCTGGCAGCGTCTGCCGGGTTCGTCACGTCACACGTCAACGCACCGGCTGGCGTGAAGTTGATGCGGAACATGCCGCCCGCGGGCCATACGCGGTACTGCCCCGCCGTGGGGTTGTTGGCCTCCATGTCGGCTTGGCTGGTGTAGTCGCCCGCGCCGTCTTGCGTCACCACCGATCGCTTGTCGTACACCGCCAGCGTGTAGCCCGTCGCAAAGCCGCGCACGCCGTCCAGCTGGTAAATCTTCTTGCTGGTGTTGACCTGCACCGGGGTGACGTTTTTGCATGTGCCCAGCAGCACCGGCTTGGGCGTTCCGCCGATGTCGTCGGCTGTGCCCTCTACCCCGGCGGGCAGCGCGTTGGTGCCCGCGTATTTCGTCGTCAGCAGTTCAATGTCCAGCGCGTGCAGGGCGTCACGGCACTGGAACGTGATGGTCTTGTCGTCGTAGGTCGGCTGCTCCAAGAAGCCTCTGCGCAGTAAAGCGCTGACCTCCAACGTTTCGGGATTGACGCTGTAAACATAGAAGGGCTTACCGTCAAACGACTCGGTCAGGATGCTGTCCAGCTCGCCGTCTGCGTTGCTCAGCACAATCGCGCCTGACGCCACCGGGGCCGCGCCGCGCAGTTTGCCGGGGCCAAACATCGTGCGCTCAATCAGGCCGGGCTGAATAACGCGCCCATCTACATAGAACGGGTCCGTTGTCCACGACCAGTTTGAGTTTGAAACGTGGGGCTTTGTGGCGTAAAACAGTGGTATGGCCGGGCTCACACCGGGCTGCACGTAGTGCAAAAGCACCATGATGATGGGTTCGCTCATGCCTCAACCCCCCGCACCGATGCCAGCAGCACACGGTCTGCACTGGTCGCCGTGTTGCTGCGGATGTCTTCCGCTACTGCGATCTGCTTTTGGGCGCCGCTGGCCGATACAACCGTCAGCCGGGCCACTTCAGCGCGCAGCCCGCGCAGCTCGGTGACCATCTCCATGTAGCCCATGTCCTGCCCGCGCGCCTGCGATGCCGTCAGCACCCGTTCACCCTGGTGCAGCTCGGCCCGGTAGCCGTCGAAGGGCACATAGTCCAGCCCGCTGGCGTGGCTGCCGTTGATGCCGTTCAGGTACGCCACGTGCGCGTCAAACCACTGCTGCGCGCTGTCGTAGCCCATGTCCCGGTAGGCGCCGGACTGCTCCACCGCGTTCCAGAAGGCGATGCCCTCGGGGTCTGGCGCCGCGGCTGCAGGGTTGTCGGCGTAGTAGTCTGCCGCGCCGCCGCCGGTGGGCGTGGTGGGCCGCACGCCGTTGACGCCGGCCGCGCTCAGCGCCCCGGCCAGCGATGCAATGGCCGCGCTCACCGTCAGATTGCCGGCGATCACGCTGCCGTTGATGGCGCTGAGCATGCCGTACTGGCTTTGCAGCGCCGTCAGCTGCATGCGGCCGATGTCGGCCTGCGTCTGGGCGGCCACCTGGCTGGCCTCTACCGCGCCGCGCACCATGGCCAGGTCGGTGAAATAGGCCATGCTGCTGGCGTTGTAGCTGCGGCTGGCCTCCAGGAAGGCCGTGCCCACCTCTTCCAGCTTGCTCTGGCGCTCGGGGTCGTCCAGGCTCAGGCTGCTCAAGCGCATGAACTCGGACCGGGTGGCCTGGTACTGCGCCTCGGGCGACAGGGCCGCCATGGGACCGGTTGTCAGCGCGGCCAGGTAGCGGCGCAGCGACACAGCCGCGGCGTCCTGGCGGGCGATGGCGTCGCGCGCGGCGCTCTCGGCCGTGCGCACCTGGTCCAGCAGCGCGTCGCCCAGGCGGGTCTGCATGGCGGCCGTGGCTTCGGATTCGCGGCGCAGGTCCTGCTCAGCCCAGATGCGTTCCTTGATGGCGCGCAGCGTCGGGTCCATGGCGTCCAGCTCGCGCTTGCGGGCGCGGGCGAGGTTTTCAGCGTCGGTGCTGGTCAGGGTCAGCCATTCTTCGTCCAGGGCCTTGCGCTGGCCGATCAGGTCGATGGCGCGCTGCATGTCGGCCGTGCTGGCGTCGTCGGCCAGGGCGTTCAGGTACTGTTTGTACTCGTTGGACAGGTCCGAGTCTTTCAGCGCGGCGATGATGGCGCGCATGGTGGCGTCGCCCACCGCCGCTGCAAACTCAGCGTCGCTGCGGCCCACGTTTTCTTCGCCCAGGCGCTCGTAGATGTTGCGCCCACCGCTCAGGGTGGCCACGCGCAGCTGGGTCAGGCTGTCGCCTTGAGGGTCCTTGCTGTAGAACGCCTCGAAGATGGCTTTGTTGGTGATGCCCAGCTGCGCGGCGATGCCGTTGTATTGCTGCTGGATGGTGCCCGCCAGGTCGGCGCCGCCCTCGGTCTTGGGGCCGCCGCGGTCGCTCTCCAGGAAGCTGGCCAGGGCCAAGCCACCAGCCACCCAAGGCAGCGCCGTGGTCAGGTTTGACATGAGGCCTGCACCAGAGCCGGCAGCCGTGCCGTAGGCACCGTTCGTCGCCAGCAGCGCGTCCAGCCCGCCGCCCGTGGCATTGGCGTACATGCTGCCCACCGTGTTGGCTGTGGACATGCCGCTGAAGTTGCTCATCAGGCCGCCAATGCTGTTCAGCCCGGAGCTGTTCGCAACAGCACTCACCGCGCCCGAGCTGGCCCCGGTCACGTTCGCCGCCATGTTGAACACCCACTTACGCACGGTCATCTGGTACAGCAGATCCAGCAGCGTGGCCTTGAGCGTGTCGCGCAGCTTCGTGAAGGCGTCCTGCCCGCCCTCGAAAATGTTGGTGAAGGCCTGCTGTGCGGTGCGGTCTACGCTGTTCCAGACGTTCTGGAAGTCGCTGATCTGTTGCTGCAGCGCGGCGCGGTCGCCCACCGCCTTCTTGATATCTTCGGCCAGTTGCTTGTATGCCTCGCTGGTCTTGTCCAGGCCGGTCCGCTCAAGCTCGCGCAGGGCTATTGCCTGCTCGCGCTCCACGTTGGTCATGGTCAGCGCGGCAGTCTCAAACTGAATGGCCTCCAGCTGCGCCTTGGCGTTGGTCTCGTTCTGCTTGGCCTGGTCAAACAGGCGATCACGAGATGCGAATAGTTCGTTAATGGCTTTGGTCTGAGCCTTGGCCTCTTCCTCGTTGCGCTGCGTGATTGCATCGCCCTGACGCATGGCATCCGCGCGGCCCCATGCGATACGAAACTTCTGCTCTTCTTCGCGCAGTTTTTTCAGCTCATCAGTAGCCTTTTTGGCCCCCGCCCCGCTGTCCACGAACGACTTCAGCACGGCGTCAGAAAGACTTTTCGCGCTGCGCTTCGTTTCCTCAGCCTCGCCGCGCGCCGTCTTGCCCGCGCTCATCATGCGCTGTTCCCAGCCGTCAAATGCGGCGCGGCGGCGCTCGGCGTCTGCCGTCATGTCGCGCCCGATCTGGGCGGCTTGCGAGAATTTGCCGGTGACGAACGCGGCCGCCTGCGCGGCCATGCCGCCAATCTCCACCGCAGTGCCGTGGATGACAAAGGCCACGTTGCCGCCGATCACGATCAGCGCCCGCAGTGTCTCGGTCAGGATGTTGAACGGCGTTTCAGTGTTGTTTGCCGATGCCGTCACATCCGTCAGGCTTTTCACCAGCTCGGTCAGCAGCGGCAGCATGTCGCCGGCCAGGTTGGACGCCGTACCCATCAAGGCAAGCTGAAGCTCTGACATCGAGTCGTTGAAGGCGTCGGCCATCTCAGCATCCAGCGCCGTGATGCCCGCCAGCTCTTCGCCGCGCGTGACCATATCGCCAATGGCCTTGGACCCTTCGGCCAGTGCGGGCGCGGCGCTTGCCCAGCCCTTGCCCAGCGCCTCTGCCGCCACGGCTGCGCGCAGTTGCGGGTCTTCAATGCTGGTGAAAATGTCGGACAGCTGCTTGAATGCCTCCAGCGGGTCCTTGGCGGTAATACCGATCTTGGCGAACTTTTCCGGCGCCTTGCCCATCTCCAGCGTGAGCTTGTTCATAGCCTGGGCCATGCCGGTCAGGTCGCTGCCCGTCTGCTTGGACATCAGGCTGATACCGGCCAGCTTGCTCACCGCGATGTCGGTGGTCTTGTTCAGGTCGTTCAGTTGGTCCTGAAAGTCAATGGCGCTTTTGATCCATGTACCAAACGCGGCGGCGCTCAGGCCGCCACCGATGCCGCCCAGCGCGTTGCGCATCTGTGCAGCCGCATCGTCAAAGCCGCGCGCCGTGCGCTGCACGATGCCCAAGGCGTTGCCCATGTCGGTGCGCAGGCGCGCAACGTCTGCGGCCAGCTGAATCTCAAGCGTCCCAGCGTTCATGCGTGGTGTCCTGGTTACATCGCGCGCAGCGTGTCGCGCATGGATTGCGCGGCCTGCTGCTTCGCTTTGGTCATGTCGATTTCGTCAACCCGGTACGGCGCCGGGCGCGTGCGGTCGCTGGCGCTGTTCAGTTCGGCAACAAATGCCTGAGACAGCTCGCGCAGGGTCTGCGCTTCCAGCCGCGTCAGGCGCAGGCCGTTGCAGTGCTGCCAGTCCCTGATTTCCGCGTTGCTCAGCGGGACAAGGCCCTGCCCGGTCTGCATGCCCGGCCCGGCGTCGTACAGCCAGGCCAGAAACCGGTGCCCGGCCAGCACCGGGGGCATTGGGGGATTGATGCCGCTGTCCGTCATGCGGGTCATGCGGCTGCGCCTGTCGGGCGGGGGCGGCTTGGCGCTTCCTTTTGGCTCAGGCGGATCTGGCACGGCGCGAAGCCATGCCATCTGCCGCACGTGCAGGATCAGGTCTGCGCGCTCGGAGGCAAAAAATTGGACCAGTCCCCCTGGAACTTCAGCACCTGATTGGTGATGTAGCCCAGCTTTTGATTGCCGTAGATGTCCACAGCAGACACGGGGAGGTTTCGCACTTCCTTGGTGACGGCGGCCAGCTTCTTGATCTGCGCGGCGCGGCGCTCAGCAACTTCGTCCTTGGCGGTCTTGCCGCGCAGCGTCTGCATCATGCGTTCGCTGTTCACGCGGTCGATTTCGACCTGGGCCTTGAAGTCCTGCTCGGAGCCGGGGCCGTACAGCTCGATCTGCACCAGCTGGCCGTTGTGCATCATGGGCTGGCCGTTGGGCAGCAGCACGTCCATGACGGCGGTGTCGGATGCCTCGAATTGCGCGATGTCAAAAGCGCGGGCGGGGTCGGCTTGGATTTCGGGTGCGTTCATGTGGATTCCTTTCGCGGGGAGGTTGAAAAGCCCGTGCCCAGCCCCGCCTCCCCCGCGAAGGAGAGAACGGAGCCGGGTCGTGGCAAGGGGTGGCCGATTGGCCGGAACTTATGTGGCTGCGACGATCACGGGAGCGCGGCAGACTTCGAGGTCCACGGCGATCTTGCGAACGTCATCCACAGCGCCGTCCTGGAATTCACGCTTGCTGACCAGCACGTCCAGGTAGTGGATTTCGGCGGTGGATTCACCCGCGCGGGTCGGGTAAGTGATCTTCACGGAGTAGCGCGCGGTCGATTCGGCGGCCGTCTCGATGATGTCCTGGCCGGCGTCGCTGGGCATGTTGCCGATCACCAGGTTCATCGTGCCGTAGTTCTTCGAGCCCTTGAACTTCTGCACAACCGAATTGGCGATGGCCGTGAACGTGGAGATGTTCGCGGTCACGCCGTGATTGCCGAAGTTCTCGATTTCGCCCACGGTCGTGTAGGTGATACCGCTGGCGCCGTAGCCTGCGGCGTTGTAGGTAGCGGGCAGGCTGGCGCTGATCGCCAGC